TAACAGGCTACACGGGATTCTCCGGAGATCCGGAACTGCAGGAAGGTAACTTCCTCGCATTCAAGGTCGCTCCTTCTCTTGGAGATGGTGCAACCTACACGATTGAGATCGTTAACGGTCACAGCGGTCCCGTTCAGCTTGACAGCGATATGAACGCCGTAATCAGAATTGAGTCCAACTCTACACAGTCCCTCAAGATTGTCGGAACACTGGGCGAAGATTCTGTTGAAAGAATCTACAGCTTCGCAGGTCTCACTCTTGAGGCTGAGAGCTGATCTATCGGAGGTAAATGAACATGGCGGCGATTGATGATTTGATAACAGAAGTTAAGACGGATTATCAGATCCCGTCATTCATTTCTGACGACACTATCAAGAGATACGCTGAAGAAGGAATTGCTTATTTCCAAGGTCTCGTAGTTGGCACGGTCGACTACGAGACTGATAAGCGGCTCCGCAGCTTGCTTAAAAACTACATCTACTACGCTTATGAACACGTCACGAACGAGTTCCGCGATAACTACAAGTACCAGATCCTCTCCTGGCAGTGGGAACATGAAGAACTGAAGACCGACATTGAAGGCGGTGATGAAGATGCTTAAAAAGAAACAGCATCCGCCGGCATACGTTGACGGCGAGCTCACGGTGTATGACATCGTGCAGAACACTTCAGTCCTGAACCCTGACTTCCCTGAGAGCAGCATCAAGGCACGCGAGGGGCTTAGTCCTATCGCATATCGTGAGCTTGCTATCTTTGACAGAACAAGGCTTTTGTTCGAGCAGGCAGGAAAACACGTGACAATGAAGGTGGCTATACCGAGATACTCGGGCATCTCGTCTGATAACGTTGTTGTTATCAACGGAAACCAGTACAAGGTGTTTAACGCTGCCGTCGTCCAGACAAAGGACGGATTCGACGAAACAGAACTTACTCTTGAGACTCCGGAGGTGGAATATGCTATCGAAACGTGAACTTTCAGACATGCTGCATCTTCTGGAGATCCCGGTCGGCGAGGGCGAGCAGTTCCTTGAAGACCAGAAGAACAAGACGAAGGTCTGCTACTGGGAATACGTCTGGCATGACGAAATGGCATCCGGCGAAGATTATGAGAACGTCGTTACCTATCAGGTAAGCTTCAAGTCCGACAAGCCGAGACACCCGAAGCTTGTTGAAATGAAGCGCAGATTTAACGAAGCTGGGATCCACCCGGATTTCTATCACGAATACGTGAAAGGAACAAACGGCGCGGGATATTTTCATTCGTACTGCAGTATAGACGTTCTCGAGGAGCTCTAAGATGGGCTTTCACTCATCCGGACTAAACACCAACTTTGAAGGCTTTGAGGAACTGCAGCAGCTCCTCATTGAGGAAGCACGGAAAGTAGACAAGGAAAACCTCAAGCAGGCTCTGCTTGCAGGAGCTACCGAGCTTGCTTCCGATGCTAATAAGCTTCCTAAGCCTATATCCAGGATAAACAGTCCCGGATATACGCACCTTCTGTCTTCCATCTCCGCAAGGATGATGCAGGGCGGCGCCACAGGCGCGGAAGTTGGCTGGGGAAAGTTCTACGGCCGGATGGTAGAAAAAGGTACAAGCAAGATGGCGCCGAGAGCGCATCTCATTCCGTTATTTGAACGGAACGCAAAAAACTACTATCAGACGATAGTAGACAAAATAAATCTTTAACAGGAGGAAAATAACATGTCCAGCAATATTACTGAACTTAGGCCTAAGATCAAGCTGACCGTAGGCGCACAGTATATCTGCTTTAACCAGGGCGACAGCAACGGCGACTGGGATGCTTCAGCATTCGAGTCTACGGTTAAGAAGTTCCCGACAGTAGTTCAGGCTTCCATCACTGATGAAGTCGACTCTTACGAAGTTTACGCTTCCGGAGCAGTCTATGACGCTGACGCGAATGTTCTCTCTAAGACGATCGCTGTCACAAACGTCGCTTTTGACGATGCCACCATCGCAAAGATGAAGGGCGAGTCTGTATCTACCAAGGGCGTCATCATGGAAGGCGGCAACGCTGAGAGACCTTGGTTCGCATACGGTATCGTTGAGATCAAGAAGGGCGGCGGACTCTACATGAGATGGTTCCCTAAGTGCAAGCTCACAGAGAACTCTGACGAGGCTGCTACATCTACAGCAAGCCACAGCGATCAGAACAGCACTATGAACATCAAGGCATATCAGTACAACACTGATGGCAATACTGATGTCAAGTCTCCTGACATCGCAGGCATCACAGAGGCTGCATTCTTTGACGCACCTCTGCTCACAGCTGCAGCTGTTGAAGCTCTCATTCCCGTCACTTGACACTTGTCTCGTAACACCCATATCACAGGCGGCGGTTCATTGTGGACCGCCGTTTGCTATGGGTCTTTTATTTGATATAGGAGTTACGCATTATGGAAATTAAAAACAATATGGGTGCGCAGGATGTGTGGACTATGGTCTCTCTCCTGCAGAAGATTGATATTGTCGGTCTGATCGACAGTATGACAGAAGATGACAAGAAGGTATTCAGCTATCAGCCGCCTATGAAGATGAACGGCGGCAAAGTGGTACCTAAGACTTTGAAAGAATACACCGAAGGCGAGCGCAGGGCACTGGATAAGTACAACATCAGCCAGTATTCCTTCGCTATGAAGGCCATCGGTTTTCTCGTACAGAACATAGATAAATGCAAGGACGACGTTAACAAGATCCTTGCTTCAGCATGTGGCGTGGAACCTGACGAGATCGCCAACATGCAGGACGGTGTGGAATACATCAGACTCCTTCGAGATTTTCTTACAAGGGAGACAACGAGGGATTTTTTCTCGGAAGCATGGTCATTGCTCAGTGGAATGACGCCCAGCTTGGGGAATGCTTTAGGAGATATCAAGACCCCGGGCGAGTCTTCCAAGTAAAACTTGACCTCGGAGGCTTTTGCGACTTCGTGCTCTGGCTATCACGCGACATGAGGGTGATACAGGGCATGAAGGACGCTCTTTTTAATTTGCTATTGAATAGAGGTAAAGAAGATGGCTGACGACATCAAGAAAGTAGGCATACAGTTTACTGCAGAAGGTGCAGTGGATTTTCAGAAGAGCTTGCAGAGCGTTTCACAAGCGTCGAAGTCTGCTTATACGGATCTCAAGCTCGCACAGAGCCAGTATGATTCCAACACGTCAGCTGTTCAGAAGCTGACAGACAGCCAGAAGTATCTCGCATCTCAGACAGAGGCTTATTCGAGTAAGGTTCAGATCCTGACTCAGCAGCTCGAAGAGATGAAGAAAGACGAGAACACGAGCCAGGAAGCAATAGCAAAGAAGGAAGACGAACTTAAGAAGGCCCAGACGAAGCTCAATCAGTATGAAGCTTCCTTGAAAGAGGTCAACGCTGCCTTAAAGTCCGGTTCTGCTGCTATGAAGGAACTCGGCGAGGCAGTCACTAAGGTCGGCGACAACATGCAGAAGGCCGGCACTGCGATGAGCAAGTATGTCACTGCTCCGATCGTAGCCGGTGCAGCTGCTTCTGTTAAGGCATGGAAAGACGTTGATGCTGCATACGATACCATCATCAAGAAGACAGGCGCCACAGGCGAAGCGGCTCTGGAGCTGCAGGGCATCTGTGAAGACCTGGCTACTTCCATTCCTACATCGTTTGAAGAAGCAGCCGATGCCGTCGGCGAAGTAAATACAAGATTTGATGTCACCGGAGATAAGCTGAAGGAGCTCTCCGGTGATTTTATTAAATTCGCGCAAATAAACGGTACATCTGTATCTACATCCATAGATAAAGTACAGTCTGCCATGACTGCCTTTGGCCTGTCTGCAGACGACACAGGAAAGTTCCTTGATACCTTGACTGCTGCATCTCAGGCAACTGGTGTCTCCGTAGACCAGTTGGCTTCTGACATGATGACAAACTCTGCAGCTCTTAAGGAGATGGGATATTCCGCTTCAGATGCCGCTTTGTTCCTGGCTAACCTGAACAAGAGCGGTATTGATTCGTCTGCAGTCATGGCAGGCCTTAAGAAAGCCTTCGTCAATGCCACCAAGGATGGAAAGACGATGGAAGAAGCCATTGCCGAGCTTCAGCAGGAGATGGCTTCTGCAGAAACTGACA